CCATATCAGAACCATTTACTACGTATTGGCTTCTTAATATAATAGGAGAGTTAGAAAATTGAGTTAATTGAGGCTCAACAGATATTCTTGCTTGGTTTTGCCCAGCGATACCAAATGCACCAGCCATACTTTGACCTTTTTGGTATTGAGAACCGTATACAAATACTTTACATCCAATTCCTACACCAGTAGTAGGGATTTGTACATTATCAAAAGGTTGAACAGTAATTGCTCCAGCAGCCAATACAGATCCAGCATAAGCTCCAGAATCAGTTACGATTGCTTTACTTTCAGCTCCTGTTGCAGGATTTAAAAATACAATAGTATCATTGATTGAAATAACATTTTGCAATGAAGCAGCGGCTCCAACAGCAACTACAGAAAGTGTACTTGTTGTTCCACCAGCAGCAACAACACCTACATTAGCGTAAGATATATGTAACCTGTTTTGTTCAGACCAAATTACTTGATCACTTGTCATTGGCATTTCAGCGCCAACCATTCTTAAAAATCCAGATAACGTTCTGTTTCCATAACGCTCTACTTCTTGTTCGTAAATTTCTGGTAAATACTGCTGAGCAAAACTGTTTGTGTTCTGCGCTCCAGCGGCATTACTGTTAAATTGTAGGTAGTTACTGTTTAAAATCTCTTGCGCTTGCGAAGGGACTAAACTACCAAATTGAGGACTTAAACTCATAATAATTGTTTTTAGTTAAATTTTTTTGTTTTTATTTTTAATTTTGAAGAATCTTGACCGCTTATAGATCTAACTTTCAAGCCATTAATAAATTCACCTTCTTGTGCCTGTCTAGGCCGTGAGCTTGGGTTTTTAGACTTACCTATGATATCTTTGGTAGCGTCTGATTTACCCTGCTCGTAAAAGTGATTAATAATAGTGTCTGAGTTAGAAGCCATAAACAAAGCTTTGTGATAACCTTTAGCATCTGTTACTTTACCTTCTTTGTTAAGAAACTTTCCTACAAAGTTGTTAATGTTAGATTGGTCTTCTGCGATTTTACCAGGGTCTTGTACTCCATACCTAAACTTTTTTCCACTAACATCAAATTCAAAACCTTTGAATTCGTTATTGAAATAGTCATCAGTTTGAGATTTAAAATCCTCGTGCTGTCTAGTAGCTGTTTCTTGATCTTCGTTGTAACGGTTGAAAAAGTCTGTGGCTTTTTGTTGGTCTTGAGTTACGCCGGGTCTCAACTTGATTTCGTCGTAGTATTTACTCTTAGTTTCCTCTAAAAAGCTTTTAGCTTTTGCAACTTCTTCTTTAAACGCAATTTTCTTTTTGCGTATATCTCTATCCTCATCTAAATCTTCATCCCATTCAAAATCTTCTAAAATAAGATCAACGTCTGAATCGTCTAAATAAGTTTTTGTTTTTTTATAATACTCTTTTAATAAAGCGTTGTCATCAATATTACTATAGTCTGCATTTAATCTAACGTAATCTTCAACACTACCGCCGGTGTCTTCCATAAAAGAAACCAGTTTCTCAATGTTTTCCGGTAATGGTTTACCTAATATTTTTTCATCTCTAACAGCTTCCTGAGCTTCTTGTTTTACTTGAGCAACTTCTTGTGTTATTTCCTGCAGCGGGAATTTCTCATCACCATCTTCAACGGCCCCCTTGTCTCCTTGTCCCACTTCTTGCAATCCCAATTGGGGTTGTTCTGTGTGTAACACGCTTTCCTCTGTGCTTTGCTTTTGAATGGCATCGTCTTGTGGTTTTAATTCTTCTTTTGGTATAACCACTTTGGTTACATCTGGCTGTAAGTCTATTAAAGGTTCTTTAATACTAACCTTAGTTATTTCATTACTTTGCTTTGATAGCTGCTTAGGTTTCTTAGATTTGCCTTTAAGGCTAAAGTCACCTTCCTGTTTTACAGGTTCATTTGTATTAATTTCTGACATAATATAATATAATTAAATAATTGTTTGTAATTCTAGCTAGGGCCAAATTGATCTAATCCAAATCCGCCTAAAACATCATTACCTGATGATTCAAAATCTTTAGGCAAACCGTCTGTTTGTCTTTGATTTATTAATTCAGATTGTTGCGTACCTTGCATTTTTATTCTTTTATCTTTTCGATCTTCTATCTCTTGCTCTTTTGCTTTAGTTGCACCCATCTGAGCCTGAGCTAATTGTATGTTGTAATTAAACTCTTCAGCCATTAACTCTCTTTTTATTTGAGCTTCTGTTTGCATTCTTTGTATTTCAAACTGCGACTTAGCTTGCTCTATGCTTACCTTTTCTTGAGTTAATGCTTGTTGTTTTTGTACTTCAGCCATAGCTGCTTTTTCCGCAGACTCAGCATTTGCTTGAGCTTGTGCTTGGATATTCTGTTGCGTTTGCTCTTGCTCTCTTTTAATTTTTTGAGTTTGTCTTAGCTTTATAAATTGATTAGCTAATTTAGTATTTTTAATCTCTCGAATATCTATAGCGTCTGACAATTGAATAGCTCCTGTTTGTAAAGCCATTTGAATATTTTGCTCTAGCAAAGCTTTTTCTTGTTCTTCAGGTTCTAATTGTATGTAAATTCCAAAGTCATGTAATTGTAAATTCATCAACTCTTCTAATGTTTCAACATTGAAAGTACTTATTGAATTAATTAAAGAATTTTCTGTTAAAGGATTTTGAATTAAATCAGCTACCTTTAAACTTACATTTTCGCAAACTCTAACAGTTATGTATAATAATGATTCTAACAAATGCTTTGTAGCTGTATTAGAAGCGTTAACTGCCATTTTTTGTAATCCTAGCAATGCATCTTTGTCTGGAGCACTACCGTCTCTTGCTTCGTTCAATCCAGTTACATCACGTATCATTTGTAAATAATATTGATATGTGCCAATTAAACTTTGTATTTTAGCTTGACCTGATGATGATGATAATTCTTGAATAGGTATTTTACCTCTATTTAATTCACCGTCTTGCGTAAGTGATCTACCTACAATCGAACCAGTTTGAAAGTACATATTTAATGCTTCAGCTGGATTGTAATTAGTTCCATTACCTAAATCAACTTCCGCTAATCCATCCATATCTAAGAATACACCGTCTGGTACTATTCTAGACATTACCTGTTGCAGTTTAAGATGCGTTAGTTGAATCATATCAGCAAAGCCGGTAATTTTACTTACCAAAGATTCTATACGTCCCTTATACATTCTAGGAGCCGATATACAATAATTCATTTCTACCTTAGTTGTATCTGCAGTTGGCCTAGTCATGTTTTCAGCCATCTTCCATTCCAACATGTAATTGTTTCCTAAAACTTTAGCACCAGTATATAAAACCTCTATAGATCTAGATACTCTTTCAAATTGATCGTTTTCTGGAGGATTAAATGTATCTGTTTTTTCTAATGTTTTTTCTAAGCCTTGATCTGTTTTCTTTATCTTCCATACTTGATCAATGTAGGTTTTGTATTCAAAATACATTACCTGCACGGTGTTATAATCATAATTAGCCCATCCGGTAACATACTGAGAGTTACCTGGCATGTTTTGTATTCTCTGTAATTCTTCGTCTGGTATATTTGGAAACTGCTTTTTAAGTTCTGCAAGACTTACAGCTTTTACTTCACCAACATAATATATGTCTTCAAAGTTTGGATCTTCAGTGTATGAATAAACAATACGAGCTGGATCTACATACTCAATTCTAATACCCTCTGATTGATCAAATCTTGTTTTACTAGCTCCAATACCTAATACTGCTAAGTCATAAGCTATTCTTGCTTTAGTCTGATCATACTTATTAAATGACAAAACATTGTTAATAACTTCTTCTTCAGCTATTTCAACATTTTGTTTATAAGTCATTTGCATATGAATATCCAACTCCTCTTTACTTTCTGGTAAATCTTCTAGATTTCCTGTGCGAGCCATGTCCATACCCAACTCTTGCTTAATGTTTTCAAGCATTGGTTTTGTATTCATGTCTTGTTCAATAGCAGCAGCATAATCTGTTCTACTCTTTACAGAAAAAGGATCTTGAGCAAATGTAGTAATGTCGTATGACTTGTTAGACATTCCGTTAACAACTATATCTACAAATTTAGATATAACTGCAACAGGCTTCCAGTCTAAATTAAGATAAGACAAATCACCATTTATTGATAATTCATCTTTATATTTTTGAACACTTTGTTCTCCTCTAGCGTATAGTCTTAGCCTGTGGAAAGTAGCATAAGATTGAACATACCTATTACCAGCTCTGCCTTCCTGAAACCATTCTCCCTCAATAGCTCTACCTACCTGTATACCGTAATCTAAGCTAGATTTCTCTGCTTCGCTTACTACTTGGCTTGGAAATGAACTGTTAGTGTTAGTCTGTATTCTCATTTATCTTATTATTTTAGACATACCGCCTTTATTGTCGTATCGTTTAATACCTAAATCAATTGCTTTGTGTTCAATTTTACTTTTAGGTATATATCTATTTTTGTTACAAGCCATTAATGCTAATCCAGAACTTATGGATGCATCGTGCTTTGTTCTATTGTTAATATTAAATCTAGCCCAGTCTTCTAATGTTCTTTGAAAGTACATAGTTCCATAACCAGTCTCAAGTAATCCTAAACTAGTATTTATATAAGTTTCTATAGCAGCCGCGTGAGCTTGCTTTATATCTTCACTTGAGTTAGGTATACCACCTATTTCTCTTTCTGTTACTGATAGCTTTAGTTTGTCAGGTCTATTCATAGAATAGCCTCTATAACCTCTTCTTTTAAAATGATAAAGTAATCTAGGTTTATTATTTTCTGCTAATAAAGGCATACCGTAAAATACGCAAGCCATTAATACATCTTCAAAAAATATCTCAGCAGTTTGTGGTCTAGCTATATATTCTAAAAAGAAATGATTTGGCGGAACGTTTTCCATACTGAACTTAGTTAGTCCATGTAAAGATCCATTAGAACCTCTACCATCTACAGTACCAGATATATCATAACTATCACATCCAAAAGCACCGCAGTGATCATTACCAGGATATTTTCTACCACTTCTAATCAACATTCTATTTTGTAATTCAATAGGTGGTACCCAAGAAACTTTAAACCTACCATCTTTGTTAGGTATAAATATAACTCTTGAATCAGGTACAGCGTTTTCCCATTGAAAACTTCCGGTAGTAACAACAGCTGTGTTTTTTAAATCAGCGTTATAATCTATCTGCTCGTATATCTTAGTTAAATTAAATAAAGATTGTTTTGCTTCATCTCTAAAAGCGTGTTCTTCTGTTCTTGGAAACTGACGATAAAATTCATTTAAACCGTCTTGATCTTCTTTTAAACCATCAACTTCATTTTGCCAATAATCAATAACACCTAAATCTATTACCTGCCCATTAGGCCCTTCAGTTGGCTTTTTTGGCGTGTTGAATACAGGAAATCCATAAGAATCAATGTATCCTTCGTAATTCCATTCCATAGGTATGAACAAAGAATATAATCCTGAGCGAGTCTGCCCATTGGCGTTTCTTTTTTCAATGTTGGAATCATAATATAGTTTTTTGTAGTTAGCTCCACCTTTATCTAATGCATTTGAGGTTGACCCCATCATACATTTTCCTATAATTCTAGAACCTAATCTTAATGTCGTTTTCGTAACCCTCCAGTTGTTGAGGATGTTCGTCGGGCGTTCCCATTTGCCGCTTTCGTCGTGGACGAGTAGTTTGAGTTTCTCCCCATCGTACGAGTTGTCACCCGTGTTCTTCCAGTCGATCGTCGTGTCGAGACCTGTGATCTCCTGTAGTTTCTCGTTGGAGTCAAGTTTCTTACGGGTAAATTTCGACGCCGGGACTCTGTACGCGAGTTCCGTTTTCGGACGATCCATTCCGTCTTGTATTGGTTTGAAAAAGAAGGGGTAATTAACTGATATGGGTACGACCTTATCAGTAAACATTTTCTTTGCATCTGGCCCAGACTTTGAAAGTATGCCAAATCTTGAGTCGGTAGATATCGTGGCTTGATTAACAGTCTCGCCTGATGCCATGAACGAAAACCCGGAACGTCTGTTCTTAAGATAACACATTCCGTAGCATCTTGCATCTGCCTTGCAAGCCTCCCAGAATAAATAGAATAATCTGTTTGATTCACGAAAGTCTGGCTGCCCAACATCAATCTTGGACCACTGCAGGTACATGTAGTTAGTACCAGTAATATAAGTAGGCTTGTCTTTATTAAAGAACCAAAAACCTTCTTCACGCCTTTTAAACTCTGTGTCAATATAGTCATACCATTTTTCTTTAAATTCAACCGGATGTTCATCCCAATCAAATACTGATTTAATTCTACTTAATTCTTTTGGATACTGTTGGTATTCCCATCTATTAGATGTAAACGTTGTTATTTCTTTTTCTTTAGGTAAACCTATAAGCAATCCTT